GTATAATTGACTTCTTGAGACTCGGTGTCTTCAGGATAAAGCGTAATCTGTGATGGATGGCCAATTTCCCACTTTGCCCCTTTGAAGTTTTCAATCGCAGTGTTGCCAAACCGAATAATGTCGCTCCCAAAAGTGCTGGTAATGTCCTGAGTTCCGTAGAAAATGCCACCTCCGCTGCTCCCATTTAACAAGGGGTAATAAGTACTGCGGCTTGCCACGTCCATTTTGCGACCCACGATGTGGTACTGTTGGGTAATGCCGTCACTGGCAAGTGATGTGTTGTCAGGGCCAATCTGCAACGGCCCGTAACCCAGACACAACAGTAAGTACAGAAACTGGTTATCTCCTACAGTGGAAAAGTAGTAGTTAGCAGCAAGCGGTGGGTTGATTCGGTATTTGCCGTACAGTTTGGGTATTACCCCAAACCGGTTAGGCTGGTTCGACTGAGATGTCATTGGCCCGTAGCGGCCACCAATAGGCTGTGCAGGGTTGTTAATTTTCGGCTGCTCGGCAACTAATTGCACAATCGTATTGGCTATTGCCGCCACAGCAGAGACTATTGCCATGATAGCCGCGACAACAGGCGGCAGTTTTGGTGCGTTGACAACGACAACAAAGTCTTTCTCTGTTATTACCGTGTCACTCCAACGCTCGCGTTCGACTCTTTCTCCGTTAATTAAAACCTGTGTCGTCGGGTGTGCCTGCTCCAGCAAAGTGCCTAAAAGAGTCCCTGCCGGAACATGACAAAGGTAGGTCTCATCGGGCTTGAACGGGTTTGGTTTAGCAACAACGGTAACCATGCGGTAAATAGTATCCCTGCAAATTGTTGATGTCCTTGAGTTTCTCAACCCTGGCTTCGTGTTTTCTGGCAATGTGCAGCATCTGATGTGCTGACACCATTAGCCCACAATGTAGTTGGCCGTTGTAGTAATTGAACAAGGCAAGGGAAAACGGCTCTGGCTGTTCGACCTGATCCCACTCAGAAATGTGTGCGTCCAAGGTCATCTGAAGCTCATCCGGATTGTCTACGTGCAGATAGTTGTTGTCATAACTGGGCAGCAGTATCCCCTTCTGCTCTTTCCACACCAGCCAGACCAGGCCGTAACAGTCGCAACCCTCACGGCTCCTACCGCAGTCCTTGTAAGGCACTCCTATGTAATCCTGCCAGAACGTCACAGGAATAGACCTGCCGCCACTGCGGGGGAGAACCGGCCTACAGTCGCAGGCTCATTCAAAAAATCAGTGTGAAACCCTAATGAGGCTTCCACCGTGTTAACTGTTACTGACACAGTAAGCAGATCATACAGCGTAGGCCCGAGTTCAACTGCCCAAGACCAAACAGAGGGGTCTCGCCTGCCTCGCACTACAGCAATATAGGCTTGTGACTGGAAATCGTTGTCCTGCAAGGTTTTTACGATGCTGCGTCCAATTAAACCTATGTTCTCCATTGTCAGCGAGACATACGGTACTTCTGACTCATCATCAACCGCCAGTTTTATGCTGAACGGGCAGGCACTGTACACAATAGGCGTTGGCACAGCAGCCGGTCTTACTGCCAGATCAAACGGCAGGGTAACGTCCTCAGAATTGGCAATCAGATACGTGTTGCCAGAACTGCCCTTTAAGCACAGTGCCGGGAGCCACACATGGTCGGTCTCCTGTGCAAACAAGCTCCGTAAACCGTCGGCTGAAACGTGTCTTGGCATTACGGTAACTGCTCCAGCCGGGCCGTGACCTGCCATTGTCGATATTGCTCTGCATAGCCAATCGTATACAGAGGGTCATTGTTGTTACCGTAAAACCGCGCACGAATCTGAGTGCCCGTGGTCATTCCGGCCCGTGGTTTTGGAAAGCTGAATGCCAGTGATCCAGCACCAAGGTCGTTATTGAACCAGGACTCAAACGTGCCCAACTGGTCGTGCGTCAGGTACCACGTACAGCTAAATTGGCGTGTGTTGGATGTAAACCGGCGTCGAACCTTGTCGATACCGGCATCCACCGTACTGCGGATAATTTGTGATTGCGGCTGTTCCTGGTAATTGGTAGCCGCAGGAGACGGCAAGGTTGCAGGCCAAACCGGTGTAGTCATCGCTGCGTCCCTGCTCTACGCAGTCCAAAGTTTGCCCGCAACGACTTATCCAAAACGCCGGTATCTACGGCAGTTTTTACTTCTTCCCTAACCAACATCCTGATAACCTCTCTGTTGTTTCCGTCACGGCTCCGTTGCGTCTCAATCTCTGGAGAACCTGCCTTGCGCTGGTCAATGACCTGTACCAAAGTTGCGGCTTCTTTTGCAGGCCCACTGTAATTATAGCCAGAATCTGGCCTTGTGGGGTTTGCATATAGCTCAGGAGGCCTGAATTTATTGACAAACCCGCCGTTGGCAAACCTGAACTGATTGATTCGCTCCAGATTATGCACACCAAACGCCTGCGTAGCCCGTGCATTGACCACAAACTCTCCGTCACTCAGCCTGGCAGGAATGCTGTCCGAGGTGGCAGTGCCTGGGCCTCTGACGTAGCCGCCGGTGCTGAAACCGCCAATAACACCAACACCACCCGCTATGCCTGCTATGTTATTCAACAGACCCATAGCTGTCTGTAAACCGCCCATTTCGGATGACCCCCCTGAACTCATCCGACTGCTGATGTTCTGCAACGTATCGCCAAACCCGTCCAAACTGGTTGACACCGTACTGAATGAGCCTGTCAACTTGTCGGAAAACTCGTCCATCGGCTTGGCAATACCGTCTTTCAAGTCAGTCACAAGCTCTTGGGGATCAAACTCACTGCCCGTAGTCTGCGTAATGTCCGCCGGATTGGTTAGCTCAACATACATCGCTTTTTGAGGTGACTCTCCCCGCGAATCCAGCAAGCCCTGGTTGATTCGATCCAGGTTCTGTACGCCAAACGCCTGGGTAGCCCGTGCATTGACCACATACTCCCCGTCCGACAGGTTTGCAGGAATGCTGTCTGATGTAGGCGTGCCTGGGCCTCGAACGTGACCCCCTGAACTGAAGCCAAGACCGGAGGAAACGCTGTCAAGCAGTCCGCCAAATCCGGAGTAAATGCTGTCAAACGCATCGTTGGAGAAACCACTACCGATGTCACCGCCGCCCCCAGACAACCCGCTACTCCAGGAGCCTCCAGAGCCTGCTGCTCCTCCCAGCAACGACGTTGACGAGGGGGTTCCGCCCAGATTCAGGCCGGAAGAAGTCTTGCTTGCGTTGGTAGACTTTGAACTGCCTCCGCCGCTCTTGCTAACCAACCCGGTAATTTTCTCAACAACACCAAAAATACTCTCTAACGCCCCCAATCCTGATCCGACTTTGCCTACTGTGGAATCACTGCCTACCAGATTTGGCAAGCTGTCCTTCAGATCAGTGAAACTCCAGGACATGTCCTTGAACAACCCGGACAACCGGTCGGACAGACTGCCTACCGGCTTCGACAAGCTGTCCTTCAGGTCAGTGAGACTTTCGGTATCATTTGTCCCGCTTTCAGCCGCACTTGTCGCCTCGTCCTGGTTGGTTACATGGACGAACAGCGGCTTGGTTTTTGCCTCACCTCTAGCTCCCATCCCCAGTACATTTTTGACGCCATCCAGTACGGTACTCTTGAGGACATCACCCAGAACCGCCTGACCCATATCCGCAGCGGCGGTCTTTAGCGTACCCCAGACACCACTGCGCGACGCCTGTTCCCGCCGGGCTTTCTCCTGCTCCTTTAGCGTCTTGGCTGCTGCGGCCTCCCGCTCCCGCTGGGCAGACTCTGCCTGGCTGATAACCTGAGAACGCATGATACCCTCAGACGCCTGACTGGCAGCCAGTTGCTGACCCGAGGCTCCCCTTGCCAGCAAATCCGCACGCGCCTGTACTCGCTTGCTATCCGCCATCTGCACCGCCTCAGAGTAGGCTCTGGGCCGATCCAGCACAATGTCTGCATAATCAAGTTTGGCTTGATTGACAGCAATAATGGCCTGCCGCAAGCTCTCCGCCGACTGCCTGGCTTTTTCTCCGTTGGTTGCAAAATCGACCAGACCGGTGATGGCATTATCAATCCCGGCAACAAAATGACTCTCGATTGTCCTGTGCAGGTTTTTAGCAGAGTATTCAAGGCCATTAAGACCTGCGACAACATTGTTCAGGCTGACATCCCCGAGGGCTTGAAGCGGGGTAACATCCAGTTCGTAAAGTTGTGCGTTAATCCCGGCAACCGCCTCCGTAAGCTGTTCCAGTTCGCTCGTGATGGCAGTGATCTTGGGCGTGTACTCCGCCTGTATGGCCGCAGGTGCATGGTCTCGCTGAGTTTTTAGCTCCGAAAGGGTCTGTTCCCTGGCAGCTATTTTTCCCCGGTCAAGGGATCGCTCCCGCAACAACGTGTCCCGCTGCTCATCTTGGGTCGGAACATACCCCCGCGCTTGCGAGTACGCATCTGCTGCCCTCTGTTCAAGCGGTTTTTCGTATCTCTCCTTGAGCTTCTCATCCAGCACGGTCAGTGCCTGAGTCAAAGCGTTTACCCGCAAGGTGTAGATTTCCAGTTCGTCCTTGCTCTTGCGGACAGCTTCATTCTGCGCCTTCTCTGCCTCGGTGATGCCGTCTGTTGCATCTTCCCGTTCCCGGTACGCTTTCCGTAATAGCTCCTGTTTCTGAATCAGTTGGTCAATCGCTGCATTGGCCCCGGACAAGTCGCCCAAAGTGCTGCGCTGCTTGATGTTGACCAGCAAGTCTTCCTTGTTCTGGCCCTCAATACGCAATGTCTTGCTGGCGTCTTCCCGCAGGATGTCCCGCCGCCGGGCTTCATACTGGGTACTGTTGGCAGAGGCCTGATTACTGTACGCCAGGTCGAGATCACGGTTGAACGAAGGGTCAGCAGCATTGCGGTCAAACTTGGCCTTGTCCCGTGTCAGCCGGTTAATTTCATCCTGCTTTTGCCGAACCTGCTCTGCCAGTTGGTTGGATTTTTGAGCATCAAGCCCTTTGGTGGCCAGGCTGAGTTCTTGCTCAATGCGTTTCAACTCCTCCTGTTTGACGTTGATCTCCCGCTGTATACCCTCAGACTCATTCCTGCGTTGAGTCTGGGCAATTTCAAGTTCCGCTTTCCGGGTGCTGGCCTCCGATTCAGAACGGGTCTTGTAATACTGTTCGCTCAGTTTGAACGCAGGCGAGTCAGGGCCACCCTGCATCCCGGTGTTCAAAAAGTGGTTGATCTTGTCGTCAGGCTTTAACGGCGGAATATACCGACCGACAATGTTCGGCCCCAAAGACGCTACAACCTTGTCAACATAGCCTCGCGTTTCCTCCAGCAAGTGCGGGCGAACCGCCTCGAAACTGTTGCCATGTTTCCGAACCGCATTGTCAATACTGTTTGGCCCCGCGTTGTATGCCGCAAGGGCCAGCTTGAGTTCGTCTTCGGTAAGCGCATTTGTATTTGCGGAGAAGTGCTTAATCTGGTCGCTCAGGTACTTGGAACCCAGGCGTATGTTCAGCAGGGGATCGCGGATCAACTGGTCAGGACTGTACCCACGAATACCCAACTGTTTCGCCACATCCTCCGCCGTACTCGGCATGAGTTGCATCAGGCCAAGTGCCCCTTTGCGGCTGCGGCTGTTGGGGTTGTTGCTGCTCTCCGTCTGCATCACGGCAGAAACCAGACCACCCACACCATAGTCAGAGCCAATATCTTCCGCAGCAACCGTGTACGGATTTTTCTTGATGCGGTCTACCTTGACCATCAGGGCCAGTTCCCTTTGCATCAACTCCTTGCTGCTGTCCTGAAGGGCTTTCTTCAGACTAAGCTGCCGCTGCTCAATCTCAACCTGTTCGTTACTGGAATCCGCACGCTGTTTTGCAGCATCCAGTTCGGTCGCCAGTTTGGCAAGAGAAGCCTCTGTAGAGATACGCAGACGTTCGTGGCTGGTGCGTAAGTCCTCAATCCCGGAATTGCTTTGCACCTGGCCGATGTACTGCGTGGTAAAGGCATCCTTGTCTTTCTTCCGTGCATCCGTCTTTTTTGTTTCAGCCTTGCCCTGGTTAACCTGCTGCGCCGTTTTGACTGCATCCTCCAGTTGCTGAAGGATGGCAGGTGCTTGCGTGGCTGCCAGGTCTTCTGTTTTGATGACTTTCTGCAGACTGGGAGACACTCGGGCAAATGCCTGCTCAATCACGCTACGCGACTGCTCAAGTTGCTTTGGTGTGTTGTCTAGCCGACCCCTCAGCATTGCCAGGCCGTCCTCGTCTCCAGCAGCAGCCATTCGCTGAATATCCAGCGTCATGGCGTCAGGATTCCGCAGTTCAGCCAGCGTCAGCGGAACTGAACCCTCTACCGCACGAGCAAGTTGCTTGTCTCCCTCAAAACTCTTTGCAGCTTTTTTGGACAATTCAAAGACTCTGTCGTAGAACGACAGAATGCCCTCAATCTGCGTAGCCAATTCATTCAAGGTTTCAGGTGCCTTGGCGGGCAGACCGCTTTTGGTTTGATAGTATGCTGCCTTTACCGCCTCCTGCATGTCCTTTTGCGGCATCAACCCGTCAAACGCAGTTTTGGCTTCATCCCGCACGTTCTCCCGTGACCCTTGCGTTTTGCCAATCACGTCCGACAATGCCTGGCTGCTCAGTTGCAAGGTGCGCTTTTGTTCCTCGTTGAATTTGTTGCGCGTCAGAGTCTCCAGCCGCGTGAACAAATCTGCCTGTTCCGTACTGCCCTGTTCCTTGGTAGCCAGAGCTTGCAACGTCCTGAAAACATCCGGTGAGTTGGACGCATCGTTGCCCAACAACGCACTCAGTTCTGTCTGTAATTTGCTGATGTTGGTTTCGGACGCATTGACATCATAGGCCTTGGTTCCCGCTTCTGTCTTGTCATACGGAGTTCGAGCCGCCTCCAGTTTGGCCGCGTCTGCTTCTATCCGGGGCCGCAGATCGTCATTACCGCCAACATGGAACCTCCGCTTCAACTCATTCCAGGCATCCGTCGCATTATGTGCAATGTCTGCCAACACGTTTGCAAAGCCGGTCAAAGACGGCAGTGCTGCTGACACTAACGTGTGTGCCAAACTCGCCACTTCAGAAGACAACCGCCCCCAGGTGTTCAGGAACGCCTGCATCTGGACATCCGCACCCTTGGCGGCTGATCCGCTCTGTGCAATCTTTGCTATGTTTTGCTGATAGGTTTCCAGCGAATCCATCAACGGCAGCAGTACGTTCTCAGCCCGAATGTCCACCACCCGTTTGAAGTCGTACCGTGCTGACCCTGAGACGCCGATACGGCGCAGTTCGCCGAAGGCAGCACTCATCGGGTCTTGTGCAGTTTGAAACGAATGGTAACGGGCTTTGATGGCCTCCTCGCTCAATGCCTCACCAATCTTGGCGTAGCGTTCCTTGAGGAAAGCCAGCGTCTGGGCATCCGGGTTCAGGATTTCCAGCATGGCCTGACGCAAGCCGGTACCTACCGTGGATTTTCGGATACCCACATTGGACAGCGTGGCAGCCGCAGCCAGGAACTGGTCGGCATTAACCCCCATCGACTTTGCAGTTTGGGCACCTAGCGAGGTGATGACCTGCAAATCCTGCACATTCAGCTTGGAGATGTTGACCGCGTTGGTCAGGGCATCAGCCAGTCGGGAATCCTTAAATGTGTCACCAAACTCGGTAAACACTTCCCGCAACGAGGTCAGTACGTCGGCAGCCAGAGTTAGATCGGATGCGGTGGCCGAAGCGAAGCGGGCCACACTGTCCAGCACCTTGGGCAAGTCTTTTGAGTCGACACCGGCCTGTGCCAGAATCTGGGCGGCCTCGGCGACTTGTTGCGTGGAAAATTGCGTGCTGGTCGCTGTCCCCTTGATAGCTTCCTCAACCCCGGCCATTTCCTGGGCCGTCGCCTGAGAGACCGCTTGAATTGATCGGAAAGCCTTGTCCAACCTCAGAGTTTCACTCACCAAGTCCCGAATGGCATTGACGGCAGCAAAGCCCGCACCATAAACCCCTGCGTAACGAAAAAACGCGGTAATGGCCAGCTTGGCTTGATGCAGCGGACTGAGTGTGTTGTTGATTTCCCGGCGCAGCAGACCGATGTTACGGGTAGCTACTTCAGTTTGACGGCCTATATCCTGCATCTCTGCCGGAGACAGGTTACCGGCTAAAACCCTATGCCGGTTCTCTCGTCTCAGGTTCTCATAGTAATAAATGGCTGCATCCCGATCCCCTGCGCCAATACGCATAGGCTCATCCCGTGCAGCCTGAGCGGCAGACCTACCCTGCTGGTACAAGGCAGAA